AATCTCTTGTCTCTTGATGTAAATATAGTGACTGATCACCACCATCATTCAACGCACCTTCTGTCAATTCTGAACCATCAACAAAAGTTGTTACTCTTTGGGTCACATCAGAATCTCTTGAGATATAAACCACTTCACCATTTAAGGGTGCTGTATTAAATACGACATTACCAGAACCATTAAATGTGTAGCCAGTTACGACTACATCATCTACTGTTACTGTTATGTCTGCTTCTTCTATATAACTAAAGGTCACTACAAATTCTGTAGTAACCCCATTAGCTGTATAGGTAACATTACTTAAAGCCATATTGCCTCCTATTTATTTAAAATATTAATCATTTGTTGAATACCGAGTTGTCTTTTAAAAGGTGTTAATTTACCTGCAGATTCCGCTGCTTGTCCAAAATCACCCTGTAGGACACCTGCTGTTCCCTTGAAAGCATTTACTCCTATTTGACCAATTGGTGTATTAGCTAAGTTAAAGAAGTTTTTATCTCTTCCTGTAAAACTTGACCTATTAAATACATTGTCATAACCAAATAATGAACCACCAATACCATTAATAACATCTAAGTTACCAATTAGTGAACTTCTACTAAAACCAATAGCTATTGATTGAAAAGGTGTATCAGCTATTTGTCCGAAACCTTTATCATGACCTGTACCCGCACTAGTAAGTTCATCTCTGATTCCTACTGCCATAGTACCCATAGTAGCTGCCCAGAACATCTTGTTACTGAACTTTAGTACTTCATCAGCATCTTGGTGTTTAATACCATTAGCTAAGTTACCATAAGTAAATCCTGCAATCTTAGATGTAGCATTTACACTAAATGTTCTAAATTGGTTCAATATACGTCCAAGAGAAGTAGTCTGCCAAAATGCAGCAGTAGTACTATCTGGATCAGCGTATATATGTGAAGTTTGAAGTTTAATTGTATTCCTAAAAGCCTCTCTAGACTCAGTACTCCAATTCTCAAAGTTCATTGCTTTAACACTCCCATTCTCATCAAATGATACATGTTTTAAGTAATTATCTTTAATAGAATCATATAGGTCATTAGTCTTAAAGACTTTCTCACCCGCTTCTTCAATCCATGTACCTAAACCTGCATTCTCTAAAGTTCTATTAGTTGTAACTTTGTTAGCTGATAGAAACTTACTGATAATACCTTTTGGTTCATTTCCTTGAAAATGTTGACCCCATTTAATTGCTAAACCATTTGAAGTTGCTCTACGCCCAACAGTCTCTATCCACCCTAAAGTGTTTTGAGTTACTGAACCTGCAGCATCAATTGATTTCTCAACACTAGACATTACTCCATTTTTATATATTTGTTCTGCTTGTGATACTCCACGACTTGAGAAAGCCATGTCACCCATACCGATTCCAGTAAGAGCTGCCATATCATCAGTCAGTGATCTTATATTAGTCACTCCTGATCCGAGTAAATGATTCTTCCTAATCATGTGTCTCAAAGGATCAACTAGTGATTTAACTGCATTGTAAGCTCCAATTTCACTTACAGTACCTCCAAATTCTGCCATAGATGCAATACCTACATTCTGCATTAAGTTAGTAACACTAATCTTCTTGAGTAGTCTTACAGCATCATTAGCTTCTGCTTCTAATACATCACCTTGACCACCTAGACCACCATACTGAAAAGACTTAATATCTTGTTTCAATACTTTATCTAAATAATCTGTATTAGCTTTAATATGTGGATCATTATTAGCTATTAATCGTTTCTTCTCAGCTAGGATTGCATCAGCTCTCCAACTATCTAAAACTTTAATATCTTTAATCCCATGTTCAGCAGCAGCAGTTCTTGCAGCCATTCTACTATTATATCTGTCTTGTGTAGATATAAAGTTGTCATCCATTAGGTCAGCTAGTGTCTTACCATTAGTATTAGGTATCTCTGCTGTAATATCAATCTCAGCTCTTTTACCTAATTCACCTAACTCATTAGCAGCTTTCTGTGCATCAGCTTTCTTTATTGCTGATTCAACTGCATCCTTAACACCTTCTGTACTCTGACCTTCTGCTGATTTTAAGAATTTATTAAGATTCTCAATATAAGTAGAATTAGCTTCTATGTGATTTGTTATATCTTTACTCTGTAAACCAAAAGTAAAATCTCTAGCTTGTGTTCTTAGAAAAGATTCTTCATAAGGTAATCCTGCTTCATCTAAAGCTTTCTTCATACCAACATAAATACCTTCTTCTAAATCTTCTTTTGGAACTAATCTAGCTTTATTAGATGCCCATGATCTATGAATATAATTCTCAGAACTTTCACCTACACCTATTACTCCTTTAGAGATCGCATCATCAGCAACTTCTTTGTTAAGTTTATTATAATTCTTAGCAAATTCATCACTAATAGATTGTACTTTAGGATCAGGGTATTTATTCATGAACGATGGTTTGTCCATAACTAACCTATCTCTAAATACAGGTACTACTTCATTCTCAAACTTTGCAAAGTCTGTATATACACCCATTCTATTTGCTAGGCTTTTCTCAGCATTCATGTGTTTAAGTAATTCATACCCTTGTGTCTTATAGTTGTCCATCATTGAACCATGATATCTATTACGATAAATCGTCTTAGTCTCACCTGCTCTAATTCTTGACATTCCTTGTCTACCTGAGTTATCAGGGGCTAACCAGTTATAGAAACCTGCAACGTGAGGATTCTCACTAGAAACTAAGTTACCTTTATTGAATAGGTATTTAGTTGCATAACTATCTGTATCAGCTTGATTAACTATAAAGTCACTTGCTTTGTTACCAAGATTTTGCATGTGTCTACTTAGACCTGCATTAATATCTGCAGGAGAAGTTTTCATTACATCTGAAACATTAGTTAAAAAGTGATTTGCGTTAATTCTTTTGTTATCACTTAATTCATCTAATTGTTTCTTTAGTATTAATTCGTAACCTTTTTCACCATCAACTATAACACTTTCAGCAAATTTACCTGATCTAATTCCTAGAAATTCTCTAATCTTATCTGGTGTATTTACCATATTATAATCAATACCTAATTCTTTAGATATACTTTTAATACTAAATTCAGGGCTTAAAGCTGTTGTAAGTTTAGGATGAGTACCTTGTAGTATCTGTCTAAGTTCTTGACCAGTATGTTTTTCCATAGTACTTGATTTTCTTATTAATCTTTGTACCTCATTCTTAGCCTTTTTAAACTCAGGGTGTTTCTTACCAAGCTCTTGTGCAATATACTTCATATTACCTTTAGCTTCTTTAATACCTATCTGTACTGAATCATAATCTTGCAACAATTGTTTTCTTATTGATTGTGCTTTATTTAATTTTAATTCAGAAAGTCTTCTAGCTAATTGAACAGCTTGTTCACTATCAGCTTCTCTAGCTACAACTTCTATTAATTCCTTAGCTTGTTGTTTACCTAGATTAATAAAACCTTCTTCATTCTGTACTAACTCTTTTATCATTTTATTATTCATTACTGAATCAGCTACACCTCTAACACCTACTCCGATTCCCATTCCTGCCATAAATATAGGCATACTGAACTCATAATCTTTCTTGTAAGCATTCCATACTAATTCTTGACCACCTTGTTCTACCGCCTCAGCAGCAGTTAGATAACCAAGCTTCTTAGCTGCAGTTAGAGATTTAAAAGCATTACCACCAATAGTAGCTGCACCTTGAGCTGCAATAGCAGAAGTTACAGGCATGAATATTACTGCATCAGTTAATAATGACCCCATAAAACCTGAGGCATTTAATACTGGATTTTCTTTAGCATATTCTTTCATTTCAGATAATCTTTTATTTCTCTGATTCATTAATGTAGCTACTGTTCTAAAATCTTTTTGATTGTAAGAATAATCTTCAATCAGACTTGTTAAATCCTCACTATCTAAATCCTTAGTTAGTTCATCATATAACATATCTTTTTTAGGATCATAATTAGGATCAATCTTATCAGAAGTTAATACACCTTGGATACCTCTTTGTATCAAATTACCCATCGCTGATTCCTCAGTTAGTTGGTTTACAAAGTGATCACCAAGCTCATCTATATCAGCTTGCTCTATGTTTGGAATTTCTTTTGCGTTCTCATAGACATAACTAGCTGCCTCAGGGATAGCATTAAGTGTAGCACGAGTACCACGCTCAATAAGACCACTAGGCTGAAATGAAGAAGCACCTCCAAATTCTGATGTAGACTCTGCTTGAACACTTGGTGTATTAACACCAGATGGTTCTCTAAAGTTCTGTTTACTTTTACTTATAAAAGAACTTACTTCATCTACAATTTCCTTAGGTGTATTATTAGTCATATTACTTGCAATCTTAACATGACTAACCATTTTAGCTGCTTCACCTACGGACATTATTTCTCTAGATTGATTCATAACATTTAATGCTACAATATCATCAACAACAGTATTTTCAAACTTAGGTGGTAGGCTCTGTCTAACTACATTATCATGTATGTTAATCTTTGTCTTATCACTACCTGAGAACATTTTCATATAATCTGTTGCTTTAGTACCATTAGCATCTGCAGGTATTTTACCAGATTTTAACATACCAATAACACCTGTAGACCTCTTCTTACTACCTGCACCAACTAAATGTGATGCAGCCATAAGTCCTTGCTCAGTTATCTTAATACCGTTAATCTCTTTACCTACATAATCTAATGCACCATTAGCTTTTAAATAACCTTTAAGCCTAGGTCTCCACTCTTTGAAGGCTTTCTCCTGAGCTTGAGCACTCTTTAGAAAATCTTCCTTACTCTTAATACCATCCTTACCTACCCATTTACCCCTAGAATCTTTATAACCTAAGTCCTGTAATGCCATGCCTCCGAATTGATATTTACCTAGGTATCCTAGTTTATTTACAGCGTCATATTTACCTCTTGATTCTCTGTGTGCAATCTTATTTGCAAAATCATCTAGCTCTATTTTATCAGCCATATTTACCTCCATTAGATTTTCAAGTCAAAGAGGTGTTGCTCTAAACTCCTTTGATCTTGTTTACTTTTAATGTTCTTTCTTCTATTATTTGTTGCATCTTCTTCAACTTCTGAGATTGACCTATGTTTACCACCTGTCATTTTCTCTCTAAGTCTAGAAGGTGATTTAGAAATAAAATCCTCTAATTCACTATAAGAGAATTGTGCTCTATCAACTAATCTACCATTATATAACATATCATAGTTACCAGTTTTACCATAGTTATGTGACTTTTGAAAACTAATATTAGTTCTAGCTCGCCACTCACTTATCCAACCTTCACCCGTAGAAATCTCTAGGTCACTACGTTGTTCCATAATACTTGGGAATCTAGGTTTACCGTTAGCATCTACTGATTTACTAAACTCATCAATACTTATATTATTAAGGTTTTTATGATTAACTGGTATTACTATTTCACCACCATTGCTCATCTCCATAGACCTATTAGATTTATTAAATAAGTCCATAGCTAACTCCTTAGCATCTTCATCAGAATTACCTGCCATTCTATAAGCATGATAATTACCTGCTATTTCTGCTGAGTTTTGCATGTCACTGACATAATCATCAGTAGTCCAAGGAGCATCTTTAGATACATCATTTAACCACTCAGTGTCAATTGGTGTATCTGGTGAACCCTTGAGATAACCTTTAGAATTAAAAGATGTAGATTGTGCTTCTAAAGCTTCAATAGCATTACGTTTAACAGAGTCTTCCATATTAGGATCATTCCATATTCTAGACATTCCTCTAATTTTACTAACCTGTTTAACACCTATTATAGCTTCTACAGCTTGTCCTGAACCTAACGATGCAGCTTGTATTTTATTTAAAGCGTCATTAGCGTTATCCCATTTTTCTTGACCTGAACCTGCAGGTACATCAAACATCTTAGTGAATTTATCTGGTATCTTACCACCAACTTCAATATACTCTCCAAAAGCTACTTGACCTTCTTTAGTACTTAAAGCTGCATTTACATTACCTACAGATAATTCTTCACCAGTAATACCTAATACATCAGTAAAAGACCTTTCAAATAGGGCTTCCCTCTGTTTCTTAGGTAGACCTGCTGACCTATCAATACCATTTACTAAACCTTCTTTATATTTTAGCGATGAAACTATTATATCATTCTCTTGTTTAAACTGCTTCCTAATCTTATGCTCATCTTGAGCTGTAATAACTTGACCACTAGCTTTCATAGTCTCTAACTCTTTGTCAATATTAACTTCAAAACCTTGATTTGTTTTAGTATATAAAGACTCTTTGAAACTATCTAAACCTTGCTCATAATTGACCTTATCAGCTCTAGCACCTTTTTGCTTAGCAACGGCAACTAGTTTGTTATAATCTTCATCAGTAGGTGATATACCCATTGACTCTCTAAACTCTGGTGTATCTAAAATATCTGCAACTACAGAATTATTAGGTTTACCTGTTTGGATCATTAGACCTCTAAGTATAGCTTCTTTAGCTTGTTTACTAGTTATATTTTCTCGGTACTTATTCCTATATTCATCGCTCAGGGATAGACCAGAACTTGCAGGGTCTTGTAGTCCAAGTGTAGCATCATAATCTAATTCCGCTAATCTTCCTGCAAACTGTTCTTGATTGATTAAACCTTCTGCTAACATTTGACCTGCAATTGATGCACCTTCTGCTGTAGCGTCGCTAACCTTCTTGACATGTAAAGCACCTCTTTGCTGAACCATATCAGTCAGAACTCCTTGTTCCATTTTATCTAAGTTTTCTCTCAACTCATTTGCATAAGGTTTATCTTTGTGTTTCTCCATGAAACTTTCAGCATACTCAGTGTACTTAGTTTTTAAACCATCATCACCAATTGACTCAAAGTTCTCTGTACTTATTATCTGCTTCTTAACATGTTTTAGAAAGAATGGTGTTTGTTTTCTACTTTCTAATCTATTTTTAGCATTTATATTCTCAATGTAAGCACCAGTAATACTTTGAACTGCACCTTGTGCACTATTACTTAAACTTTCAATACTTTTTGCAGCACTTATAGCTCGCATTTCAGCTTTAACATCAACACCTGATAGGTTTGATTGCTGAGAATTTGTTAACTGTGCTTGTCCTAATTGTGGCTTGTTAAAGAATTTACTTGCCATAACTTACCTCCTTTTACATCATAGATGAAGCTGCTGACATACCTGCTTGTATACCTGCTACTACAGTAGCCATATCATTAGCTGCCTTTTCTGCTCCTGCATCAAAACTTACCATATCTGATATAGCTTGTTTATTAGCTTGTCCTGCTCTCATTAAACCTAAGAACTGTCTATTTTTTTGTTGGGTTGCTTGTTGTTGATTTTCATTATGTGCTTTACTTACACTACTAGAAATCTGAGCTTCTAAAGCATCTACTGATCTACCAGAAACACCTGAACCTGCAAATGCCTGTGCAAAAGCATCTTGTCCTGCTAATTTATTTTCTTCTATTAAAACATCATTCTTAAATTTCTGTTGTTTTATAGCTTCATTGTTATTAAACATATTTTGAGTATCAAATTGAAATTGTTGATTAAGTCTTTTAATCTTAGCTGCATTCTGTTTCTCAATTAATTCAGCCTTTATTAGTGACTGGGAAGCTCCTGTATAAGCTGCTAATAGCATTGAAACTCCTATAGAACCTCCTGCGGCAGCTTGTTGTTTTCCTGTTGGCATATATTCCTCCTATTGAAACAAGGGGGAGTTACCTCCCACCCTGTGATATTAATTGACCTTGCCATTCAAGGCTTCTTATTTGTAATGGTGTCCATGTATCAACTGTTGTGATAACGACACTTATATCTTGAGAACGACCATTAACAGGAAATTTTGCATCCCTTGTATTTACTGGCTCTCTCCCTACAACTACACTTCCTAGTAACTGTGGTATAAAAGTATGTTGATAAACTGGTCTTCTTGTTCTTGTAACATTGACCTTAAATCTACCCGAGTATCCTAATGATACTGCCATACGTCTTAACATTAATAATGCATAGCCTATCTTAGTTGAAGTACCATCACTACCTTGTGTTTTAGGTATGATCTCACTTAGTTCAACTTTAGACTCAAAGGTGTTCCCTTGGATACTATTTGTTGCACCTGATGCCACTAATTTACCAAGCTCTGTATCTACTATAACAACATCAGATAACTGACCTGCTAAAGTTACATCACTAGTATAAAAGTCTAGATATGGTGTATAACCAATCTGTGAATCAGTATCTTCTACAATCTCTGCAGGATTTAATGGCAATGAACCATAGATAGTTTGTGTGTTATCTGTGTCTTCAAATACTATCTTTAAATCTTCACCTGTAGCATACATGTATTTAATGTCATATTTAAATGTCCACTTGTGCCAAGCATTTTGGACTAAAGTGTTCTCAGTGACATAAGAGTGTTGGACATATAAAGTCTTTTTATCGTAATCAGTTCTTGCTAAATATACATCATCAGTAAATACACTTTGAAGTATTGAACCTCTAATTAATTTCTCACAATGTTTAGTCACTGGATTATCTGTGAACCCTGATGCCGAAGCTGTGTCTACCTGATAAGCCTTAATAGTTGAAAAACTACCTTGAGTTATAGGGAAATACATAGCCCTTCTTACAGGTATAGGTACATTATTACCTAAGTCAAATGATGACACCTGTGTGAATATAGCTGCTGATATATCTAAATTATTAGGTAATGCTAGTTTACTTTGAGATAACCCTGTATTAATTATAATACTATTATCTAAAGTGAATACATTATCTATAGTTCTAAAACCTAACTTAGATGAATCTAATTCTAAATCTACTGCATCTGATATTAAATAACTAGATGTTGTAGTTCTATATACATTAAAATAGTCACCAATAACACTAAATACTAAAGTTGAATCAGAAGCAAAACCTAATCTTGAATTAAAGATAATAATATCCTTAATTGTTTGTCCAACAAAACTTGGAGCAGGATTACTTAAGTTATCACCTGATGTTGGTGCTATAAAGTTTGAATGAGTAACAGTAATAGTAGTTACTGTGTCTTTTATGATTTCACAAGGCATAGTTGTATTGTCTAATTCATTTATAAAGTAATGTGGCACTTCTACCCAAGCCTTATAGTCATCTGAATATTGTAGGTAATATGTTGTTAAATCTTCATTCACACTAGGGTTTACCCTTACTTTAAAATTCTCGCCTAGGTTTGGTGAGAAACTGTCTGCAGATGTTATACTGACTTCCGCAGGTAGTACAGATGGGTCTGTTATTGTTTTATTATTATCCTCAGTAGCTTCTGTTATTGTATGTATATAATCACCATAATCACATTCTACTTCAAAATAATCAAAATCTTGATTACGTACAATAACTGTATTATTATGCTTATGATATGATTCTAACAGTGGTATTGTATTATTCATCTTAATTGTAGATGTACCTAGTACAGCACCACCACCTTCTGCTAAACCTGTTTCTAATGCTATCATTACTGATTTAGGTGTATCACCGCTTGCTGCTTTATATTCACCAACAGGTGTTTTAGTGCCACTTAAGTCAACATGAGTTATTTTATATGTAGCGTCAACTATAGCACTTGTTATCCATATAAGACCTCTACCGTAAGTACCATCCCATGTAGGATTATTATCAGTACTAGCAACCTCAATACCTCTATTTAATATAATTAACCTATCACTAGTTTCAATAGCTGATAAATCATCTTTATTAGTATGAGTCAAATAAGTCTTAACACTTGCTGCTTGAGACATTGTAGTAGCTTCCCAACCTTCATCAAAACGATAAACTGTACCATCTGGTTTAACACCAATTGCCACCTGTTCACCATCAATTGTCATATTGAACATAGCGTGTTCATCAGCATAAGTCCTAGACCCATCCTGTGCTATGATATCATCTAACATTACAGGACTTCTTCTAGTTAATATCCCTGAGATATCAGGAATCATATTTACTTGATCTTCTACTTGGTTATCTAAGCGAACACTAGGTGATTGCTGTGATATACCATTAGTGAGGTTTTTTATAACTTTACTAATTAAGCCCATAATTACCTCCTATTTCTAAATGCTATATTACTCGCTCTAGTGCTTTGAAGCATGTTTAAATCTCTGTTATCAATATCTTCTTTCTGTAGTTCTAAATCTTTAGCATAAATATCTTGCTTTATATTTTCATTAAGTTCAGGTGAACCAAAGTATTCTGCATTATATCTTAAACTTGCATAAGCTACTACTACTTGTCTAAAAGACTGTGGTAATAAATCCCATGCTAATTCAGTTACTAAATTCATATATACATCTTCACCGATAACAAAACTATTAGTTCTTTTATTAAAAATTCTTAAACCTCTTTGTACTAGATAACCTGAGTCTCTTGGTACATCTACTCTAATTGTATCAGATGGTAAATTAACATAACCATCACTATCTTGTATAATTAATTGTTCATCTATTTCATTGAACCACCAACCTTTAGCTTGTTTCTGTCTAGAAATCTCTAAGAGTATTCTTCGAGCAACTACTGCTTGCTCATAAGTACTTGTTACACTTGATACAGGAGCGTCACCAGTTGTACTTAATATCTGATTCATTGCCTGTAATTCTGTTAATGCTGCCATAATATATCTCCTTTATTAAAATTAGCAAAAAAAGGGGAAGCACTTAAGCCTCCCCAATTATCTATTAACTAACCCTAAGGACTAGTTATTATGCTTGTTCTTCAAATCCAAAAGTGATTGCTGAACCATGATTAAGAATACCATAACCAACTGCAAGTTTACCAACCATAAGGTCTGCAAGTCTTGTAGGGATATAGTCAGTCTTAATTGAAACTGAAAGTAACTCTAGGATACCTACAGCTTCTTTTGAAAATAGTACACCAACTGCATTTTCATCACCAGTTGTAGCTGTTACTGCAGGGAAGTTAGGTGAGTACATAACTTTTGCACCAAGAACCATAGGTACTTTACCAGACTGAGCATAAGGATCATTAACCCAAGTAAGTCCAGTTTGTGCTGCATTGTTTAGTAATGCAAAGTATGGTTGTGGTCTAAGTAAGTATACTGGATCACCAACACAGTCTTTATCTCTAAATTCTGTCATTGCTAATGCCATCATAGCTTGTACTTCATCACCAGTCATAGCAGTATCAAAGTCTGCTTGAGTTTGAATAACACTTGAGAACACATCGTCAGCAAATGTTTTAAGCCCTGCTGCTGTAGCCGCTGTACCATCTACGATACGTCCTGCTTCAATAACTTTAGCAATAATTGCAATATCTACTGCTTTAGCTAGTGCTCTACCAATTGACTCAATATGAGCTGATTGTGCATTGTAATGTACCATAGCATTATCAAGATCAGAAATCCAACTATGAGCTACAGTTAAGTCACCAATAGAGATTACTCTCTCAGTAGCTTTAACTGAATCTAAAGAAAGTTCTGATAGAGTTTCTTCATCTCTTGATGCTGCTGTAGCATTACCAACGATAGGGAATGCTTTAGATTTCCCAGAATCGATTGAATCATTTGTAATTAGTGGACGTGCCACGTTTGTTACTTTAAAATACTTTAGAACATCTGTTGCTGCTTTTTGTTGAAATAGTTCTCTTGCCGTTCCACCTGCTGCACCATTGTTTTCTCCTGCTGAATTATAAGCCATTTAATTACCTCCTTGTTAGAACCCTGATAATCTTCTTTTTGCCTCTACTTGTGCGGCATACTCAGGGTCTTGTTTATACTTCATAGACATATATTCGTCTATGTACTCATCCCTATCTGCATAAGGACGGTTTGCTTCATTGCTAGTGCCTCCTGCCTCGATAACTTTATCGGGAGCTGAACCATTAGCTTTTAGATACATAGATTGTAGACCTGCTACTGCTAACTTAGCAATACCCATGTCACCAGATTCCATTACAGCTCGGTTAAAAGCGTTAAAATCATCATCACTAAGATTGGCTGAACCCCATTCTTGTAACTCTGAATAAGCTTCTTGACCACCTACTACACTTAGAATCTCTGCGTCATTCTTTTCAATCTGGGCTTGGTGTCCTGCAACAATCATATCAAAGTGAGCACCGAGACCTGCGTCATCAATTACCTTTCTTTGTTCATCTGTCATTTCACCTTTTAGTGCCATATCAACTATGCTATCTATACTTGGTTGGTCTTCATCGGACTCACTACTTTCCTCTGCTGACTTTTCCTGTAAACCTAATTTACTACCAGTTGTCTTAATCTCGTGTGAAGTATCTACTTGCTCACCCGTGGAGGCTTGCTGAGTTTCTTCATTAGATTGATCCATTGATTGAGAATCTTGTTCACTTACTACTTCTTCACTACTTTGTTCTGAATTTTGTTGTTCATCACTCATAATATATTTTCCTTATTATTCTTGTTGTTTACTCGCTGCATTTATTGCAGGAGAAATTGCTTGTTGCTCTAGTTGAGCTTGTTGTGCAGCTTGTTGTTCTGCTTGTAACTCACCTTCTGTTTTAATTAACTCTGATGTACCTATATCTAAACTATTAGCAACTCTTGCAATAAGTTCTGGCATCTTCATGTAAGTACCAAATTCTTGTCCAAGCGCTGATTGCATAGTCTGTAAGAATGCTGTAATAGCATTGAAGTCTGTACCTCTACCAAGTGCTGCTGAACCAGTTGTTACTTCTAGTTCAATAGAATCTTTAAGAGCATCATTAATTAAACCTTTCTTCTTAAGTCTTTTAAGATAAAGCTTTACTAGTGGAGATTGCAATACATTAGCAAGTGTTGAATAGATACCACCAAGTGAAACTTCAAGTTCCTGTGACACTCTTCTAATCTCTTCTGCTGTAACTCTCTCTGCATTTCTAGTAACTGAACTGTCTAATAGAAATAGTGTGCCTAAGTCTCTTCTAAGTACTTCCATTTCCTGTTGAGCTATTTGCAGGTCTAATCTTTTATCAGCTTGTAATACACCAACGTCATCTGGATTTCCCATAAGAACATCACCTGAATTAGCTGTCTGTAATTTCTTAGCTGTAAGTGTAGCATTAGGTTTAACTAGGTATACAATCCTAGCTGACTCTGCTGCTGCTTCTAATACTGATTTTCTCAAACCTTCATAAGAGTTTAAATCACCTTGAAAATCTTCAATGTATGATCTACCAAAACTCTCACCTCTATCTACGAATGGTACAAATATATATGGTAATTCATCTTCTTTATAATTACCTTTTGTTCCATCCATTTCCATATTTAAAATATCTTGATGAATATCATACTTGCCATCTTTATTTCTTTTGATAACAGTATATACACATAGAGCATCTTTATCTTCCCTATGTCCATCCTTAAGTTCACTAGACTTATCTAATTGCATCTGAGCATCTTTATCTAACTCAGAAAACATCATAGATTCTTTTATAATCATCTCAAGTACCTTTTTAGACTTACTTCTTTTGATTACAAAATTCTCTAAACTAAAAACTTTAGGATCATCTGATTCTGGTATATGTAAAATTACTGAACCACCAACAATACATTGCTTAATAGAATCTACTAGTGTAGACCTTAATTGTGATATTTCCATTTCATTTACAATACTCTTTTCTAATACTTGCAAAGCTTGATTTACTTGACCTTCACCTTTACCCATTTTCTTTAATGTAAGCGGATTAATACCCATCTTAAAGAATGCTGTGGCAGGCGGGAATAAAGTTAAGATAATCTTGTTTGCTAGGTTGTTAACACCTCGTGCACCTAGTGACTGATAGGGATTCCCATAAGAGTTCCCCTCGTTACTACCATCGTACGTTCCGGTGTATAACTGAGGTATAGTAAGTGCTGCTGCATTCTCTGCTCTCGTTAGATAATTCTTACGCATTGCTGCAAGTTTATCATAACGCTTCTTAGCACTCATTTTATTCTCACTCATTTATGTTTGTAACCCTGTCTTACCTTTTGACAATCCCATGCCAGAAGATACAGAACCACCTTTCTTTCCTTTCTTTTTACTACGTCCTAGAATGATACTTGATCCTCTAGTTGCATCAGCATTAGAAGCATTTTGCTTTCTTAGATCAGAAGACGCTTGTTCTTGGTCTCTTACTGCTGCAGCTCTTTGCTCTGCATCTCTTTTAGCTGCATCTTTTCCTGCTTCTTCTTTAGCATTAGTTGGTGATAGGATAATTTTATCTAATCTACCTACTTGTCTAGAAGTATCTTCAATTGCTTTTTTACCTGTAGATACACCACTATTAATGACGTCTGTAGCTACTTTAACTCCATCACCTACAATCTTTGCACCTGTATCTCCAACATCTTTAACAGCTTTAACTATCTGTGCTACTGGACTTGATTTTCCACCCATAATAACCTCCCTATTGTTTTACTAAAACTAGACTAGGATTCCTCCTGTTTAATCGTTTAGCATTTGATTCATATTTTCTAATTAACTTTTGACAGTCTTCATAGTTCATTGCTTTAGTAAAGCCTGAATTATCAACTAAGATTTTATACATATCTTCATCAACTTTTTCAGGTGTATTACTACGTCTTCTTGTAGTCTTTACTTCATCAGTAGGCTCTTTCTTACCATACTTACGTTCACTCTTGCTTGTCTTTGTCATCTATTTTTTCCTTGAATTTAATGTCAAAACATTTCTCACAGTACTCACCACTGTCTTTGGTGTGATATTTTCTACAACCATATTCAGATAGATAAGCTAATATCATGACTTCTTCTTTACACTTTTTACATTTAAACGGCATCTTCATCCTCCGCAATAGAAATATCTCTCTCTTGTATAGCCATACATTCATTATGATCATGCCACATAGGTTCTCTACCACAGTACTTACACTTAAGGCTTTCATAGTCTTTATCTGTTTCACACATCTTTAACCTTCTTCTTTGGCTTCTTCTTAGCCTTAGCTAAAGCCTCTGTATAATCCTCAGACCACTTAGTTAACATTTCATTATCAACATTTAGTATCTCATAAGGATTAAAAGTTCTATTAAACTGTTTAAGTTCAATTAAATCTGTCTGGTGTAATATTCTTGCCTGACCAAATTGTTCTAAAGATTTCTCCTTAGCTAATTCTATATCTTTATCATAATACATGTAATACCTAACAAATACTTGTTCAAGTAATTCAAGATCATTTTGACACTCAGATAAAGCCTTCTCAGCTTTAACCTTACCTATACGGGGACAACCTTTATAACCATCTACAGTGTCTCCTGTTAGTACCTGAGTATACAACCATTTCATTGCTTGGTCATAAGTTGGAGTCCAAAACTTTTCTTTCTTAAAGTCCCATTGCCTAACAGGAATAGTTCTTAAGTCTTTATCCTGTGAATATATTGAGATATTATCATCACCTGATGTACCTGCTATTCCCATACAATCATCAGCCTCTAATTCTTCAATCATAAATAGGTTATATTTCTCAGAATTATCAATAAGATGTTGTCTCAAGAATTTTAAACCTAATGGCTTTACTACTTCTTTTCTATTTGATTTATAAGTAGGGAAGAATCTTTTACGATAGTTCTTTTCACATGAAATAGAATATATAATATTCTCTCTATCGTAACCACATTTCTCTGCAATACTATTAATACCTTCATCAAGTAATTTAATAATATCTTCTTCACTAAATGAGCTACATGTTTGATCACCAAAATCTGAGTAATCTTCTGTGGCTCTACCTATTGTAAAATTAAGGATATCTCCATCAACTATTAGTGTTGGTTTCTTATTCTTCATATTCTACCTCTAATTTAACTAATTCAGTTATATTACTAGATACCTCAGCTTTATTATATAGAGCCATCATTAATGAGTCTATGCCATATCTATGAGTTAATGAACCTAATATACCTCCACCTAATTCCTGAGATTTTTGAAAAACCTCATACATGGCATGTACTATAGCTTCCAGTTCTAATTCCCTAGTTTTTAAATCTCCTAGTAACCTATCATCATCATTTTCCATAACTACCTCTTTCATTTAAATATTTAATGGCACTGGATAGTACCTCTATACTGTCTCCAAGTTTACCTATACCAGTATTACAACCGCTACATAATAAACCTCTAACTTCACTTGTGGCATGGTTATGATCAACGCTCAACCACTTCACATTACCTTTTTGATCTAACTGAGTCTCTGCATTTTTACATATAGCACATCTACCTTTTTGTTTAAGGAAAATGTGATTGTACTCATCAATACTCATATCAAATCTTTGTTTAAGGTTATATCCTCTGGTATCTTCTGGTCTCTTAGCTCTAGTCTGCATGTTCTTTGTACGAATACAATCACCACATCTAGACGTATGACCATCTTTACTAGCTGACCTTTTATTAAAATCAGCTAAATCTTTTGTTTCTTTACATTTACTACACTGCTTCTTGCTCATCCTCTGGCTCCCAATTGAAAACATTAGTACCACCTAGTTTAGTAAAATCCATAGGTTTACTTGGAGGTGGTAACATTCCTGCAGCTTCTATAAAACTCAGTAGTTGATCTGGATCAATATCCGTATTACCAGAAGATTGTGCTCTAAGCTCCCTACCTATTTGTCTAATCATTTCACTTCTCTTCATTTGAACCACCCATCATGATGCCAATTTGTTTACACATTTCATCTGGTGCTAATAGGTTACTTACTTTGTGTTTAAAGTTATAATCATCTAGTGCACACTCTGTACTATCTGTAGCTCTACTGTGGTCTACATTAGCTCCTCGTTGTTCACCTTCGATTCTAACTAAGAACCCTAGTCTATCAAAGAAATCAGCTTCATTTTCAAATCTTACATCATCACAGATAATAACGTCTGCATCTGACTCAGTAATCATTTTTGCCATTTGATTTAACCAAAAATCTGGAGATTTATGCCTACCCCATAACCCTAGAGTTATCAGTAAGTCTCTATCTTTATCACCTTCAACTCTAAGTCCAAGGTCTTTATATATTAAATTCTGTAATTGATATAATGGTTTTGATAATGACATAATCTCGACTTTCATAGTGTCACCAAATGCTGCTTTAAGCATATGTGAGATTGTACTCTTACCTACTGCCATCTTACCTGATATTCCTAATAATAGTTTTTGTTTGCTCATATTATTTCCTCATACGCTTCTCAATAGAGCGTCCATGTGTGTATATTGATATAAAAGCTGTTGCCATAAGATAGAAATCTGATGGTAAATCTGCTAGTTCTGGTAGATATATATTTAAATCATAATAAGCTACTATAAGCTTAGATAAATGATATAAAGGGAATCTAACAAAGATTGCTATAAATACTATTAATGCTGCTATAGGTCTCCATGATCTTTGTAACCATGAATCTGATTGAATCTCAGCAAGTACTATAGCTTTATTAGCTTCTATACCAGAAGTTAATGCTTTATCATAAGATAATTGAATATCTGCTTTTAATTTATCGGCTTGACCTTGGTCTGGTACTACCTTTTTAATTATGTCAAATATATCTGATAACATATTATCTCCTTATGGTATTATGTTGGTCTCTTAATAACGTCTTGATACCCGCTAGTTTCTTCCAAGTGTCCTTAGGGAACGGCTTGTTGGTTAGTAATAGTTCTTTTGTAAGGAACCTTATGATGCCAATAAGTGCTGATATCGTATGTGATACGTTTATTGATTCGTGCATAATATGAGAATCAAACTTACTAGGTCGGTTAGGATCATAGTTTTCAGTTGGTGCTCTGTATACTGGTATTTTTAATTGTGTTTCTTTTATAATTTTAACTTTCTGTGCTAGTGGTAATGCGTCCATTATAAATCCTCTCTTAACCTAAGACCTACTGGAAATCTTGGTACGTTGTTTTTATTAGTTAATCCTTGAAATTGTACTGTTAATAATTTATCTATGTATTCATTTTGGTTTTCCCAATATGTTTTAAGCATAGATTGTTTTCCTTTCATCTTAGCTTTAAATTTATTTCCATCTCCAGTAATACATACAAAGGCAGCACAGTGTCCAATAAGTTTTCCCTTACCTTCTTCCATACCAACTATCTTATACTCAGCATCTTCCATTACTTTTATCTTTTGTAAATGCTTTGATCTTTTATTCTCATAACCACCATCATATAAGTTTCTAGCCATAGCACCTTCATAACCACGTTCTAAACACTTTTCTGTATAAGCCATTAGTTCTTCTTTATCTTTACATAAGACAGTCTCAACGACAATTATAGAACTATTTTTACCTAGCATTGCATCTAAACGTCTTAGGTCTTGCATTCTTTCAATAAAAGGTTTATCACTTGGTATGTCATATACATGATATTGACATAGTTTATGATCCTTTGATGGTTTAGTCTGTTGTCTAATTATATGCATAATAGTCTCAAAGTCATCTTTATAATTATGGTTATATAATTCACCATCAAGTTCTTTAAACATTTGTGGTATATCATTCAATTCTTCTACAATGTGTGGTACAGAAATCATTAACTTTCTAGTCCTTGACCACATGGAAGCATCTTGAAAGCAACCACGACCACCATCTAATTTAGGTTGAGCTGCACAAGGATATATAATATCTTTACCCCTTTTGTCAAAAGAGTGTGCTAGTTGTGGTAAATAACCTCCGTCAATGACATTAGTATCTACACACTCATTAGTTGCTTCTGCTAAACTTTCAACATAACCACTTCGTTTCTTCTTGTCCCATCTAGCTTGAGCTTCTTTTTCAGCTTGCTGCTCTGGTGCTGTCTCATTAGCTTTACCAATGTTCTTACCCACTTTAATAATATCTCTTGATTCAGTTATTTTACCACCTAATTGTCCACTACGACTTGTAATAGTATTACCTACAGTAAATATTTGCCATTGCTGTATTTTACCTGTACTTGTTTTTTTATATAACATTTTTAATATCATAGTATCTCCTTAAGATTGAACGAGTAGTTTGTCAACATACTCAGGTTTAGGAATGTTTATGTAAATCTAATTAACGGTTATCTTTACATAAATGTTGAGAAGTTTTACAAGATTCTCAGCTTGTTTTCATATTATTCTATAAGTCTTTGTTAACTTTCTATTAGTTATGCCCATATAAAATTTAATGAGTCTCAGCGTAATTACTGCCTGAGTTGCTATCTGAATCAAGTTTTAATTTGATCCCTAATTTCTTCTCTGTATTAGTCATTGCTAATTTAGAGATTTGATCTAATTCTTCATGTGTTATTTCTTCTGGGCCATATCCTATTTGAAGCTCATCGTGTACAAAAGCCAGTTGTTTGATATAATTATTGTAACAAATATCTCTTTGACTAAGTATTTCGTGTATCTCATTCATCCAATTCTTACAAACAATAGCTCCTGCTGATTGAAGTAAATAGTTTAAAGCTGCATGTTCACTTGAACAGTATATCTTACGTCCGTCTAGTGCTTTAACATAACCTTTAGTCTTAATAACATGTTTAACTGCTTCTGTAAGTTTAACTAATGCAGGTAAATTTTTATCAAAACTATCAACTACTTTCTTCATAGCTTTTACTGACATACCACAAGTCTCTGCAAGACCTGCAATACCAGAACCATATATCTTAGCGTAGATAAATGTCTTAGCTGTATCTCTTGAGTCTAAACCTGCTGCTGTTTGGTTAACAGTGTGTATGTCACCATTTAATACTACATCTGCATATTCACCATTATCAAATGGGAACATATAATGAGCTAACATTCTCAACTCTAAACCACTTGCATCAGTACCGAATAACTTCATACCTTTAGGAGCTTCAAATAATCCTCTACACTCTTTGCCCCAAGGTGATCTTACCGATGGTATCTGAGCTAAATTAGGTCTACTATGTGTACACCTACTTGTCCCTGCGCCCAATGTATTAACCCTACCGTGAATACTTTTAGTATCTTCATTATAAAGTTTAATCCACGCAGCGTTACCATTAGATAACATACCAAGTCTTTTATCAATCATCAGATATTCTGAGATATATTTAGCTACTGGGTACTTCATCTTGTCTAATACTTCTTCACTAAGTGTAGGTTTACCATCAGCTCCAAAGTCTTTAGGCTTCCAGTTACATCTAGACATTAACCGTTGACCTACATCATATCTTGAATTAGGGTTAAACGGTTTGACCTTTAGTGCTGTATAAGCGGCACCTTGGTGTCTATCACCTTTAGTTTTATCCTTGTACTTAATAGTTCTCTTAGGTACTTTAATACCCATGTTTACTAAGAAGTCACCACCAAGTTCATCTTCAATTAACTCAGTAAGTTCTTCTTTACGAGCTGTAAGATCATCTAGCAACTTATATGCTTTATCTATATTAAAGTTAAAACCTTTCTCTGTTTGAGCTAGACATATCCTTTGAGATTCATGTTCTGTTTTTAAAGCTTCTACTGGTATATCTTCTTTCTCTAGTCTGTGGAATAGTTTAGCGTTCACAATTACATCTTGTACGCAGTAATCCATCATATCTTCTGAGAAGGTCTCGAATCCTACTTCTTTTCCAAAGTCACCTTTATGGCAACCCATCCGTAAGCCATAGGCTTCTAATGAATGTTTACCAATACAAGCCATACGTCTTTTCTCAACTTCTGTACGTTGGTTTACTGGTTTATTCATTACTGATCTTAATCTCTTAAAATCTCTATTTTTAATGTCTGGGAATGCTAACTTAGCAGCAATAAGTGTATCATAGACCTCACCAGTGTAAGTCCACTTAGGGTATATTTTCTTTATAGCTCTTAAGTCGAAGTCAAGCCCATTATGTGCAATTAAGACTTTTGCGTCTTGTAAGAATTTTAGACCCTTTTTTATTTCATCGGGTCTAAATCTCCATACTTCATCTGTGTCGACATTTATTGCAGCGATACAATGTATCTTTGTCATGTGTTCTAAATAATTATCTGATTCAATGTCAAATAGTATTCTCATTTTACTTCCTTAGTTGTTTATCTAAAAACCTTTTTAATACTCTTGTTGGCACTAAGTGAGCATCTTCATTCGTCCTAGGATCACCTGAGAACAAAACTCCAATAACTCTACCATCTTCATTCATCACTGGTGAACCTGAGTTACCACCAAATGCTGTTACTGATATATGTATGTAAGGTATAGGATAGGGTTTAACCCAACTAAATATACCATATTTTTCTATTACAAATCTACCATCCCTAGAGGTTAAATCATTACCCATAGGATGACCTACTACATGTACTTTATCAAACTGTTCTAATTCTTTTCTAGCTAATCTTAAACCATCTTTACGATCACTTTCTAAGATACATAAGTCATGCTCATCCGATATCATTGCTATTTTTCTGTAGTTATTATTAATGTTTAAACCTATATCATCACCACATACGTGCATATTGGTTACTAAGAAGTTTCTATTTCTATATTTAAGATAGAATCCTGTACCTGTACCTGTAGCTGATGCTAGTTTTACTATATGTTTTGCTAATTCTTTGTATACAAATTTCTCTTCACTCGTGAATGATGACATAAGTAATACTGTTAGTATTAGTGTATTCATCCCTACTATTAAATTTCTCATTGAAAACCTCCCTGTCCCTCCTATTTATATTCTATTCTTTTACATACTGAGCACTTTTTAAATCCAAACCATTTACCTGTTCTTGGAGATAATATTTTTAAGCTTCTGTATCTGTGTATTCCTAATAGACAATATATCCACTTCATATAACCTCCTTACTAATATAAGGGAGGTATTTCACTCCCATTAATTATTAAAAACTCTTATTTAAGAGTATTAGATACTTTAATCACCTCCTTCATAAACTCGGTTCTTACACCTGCATTCTCAAAAGGTTTATATTGTTACCTTAGTATGACCTTAGTCATGGTATTAAAATCCTTGATCTTCACTTGTTTCAAATGTTGCTACTGATTCTGAAAAGACACCTGTTGTATTGTCATAATAAATTTTATCACAATGACCTGTTTGACCTGTCTTACGACATTTCAATAAGGATATCTGTACAGTACTTCTCTCTTCCGGTGTTTCTGCCATCTGATCTCTTGTTAGTAATATGACGTTATCGGCTAGCTGTTTTAGCCCTCCACTACCTCTCAAATTATTAACCGAAGCTACATTCCCTTCTTCAAAAGCTTTACCACCATTGGTGGAGTTATTCAAATGTGATACCACAAATAAGTGAATACCTAGCTCTTGAGTTAAAGACTTTAATGATGTCATAATATGATCTAAAGCTTTACGCTCATCAATATTACCGTCCATACCAGAAACTAACATACTAATATGATCTAGATAAACAACCTTACAGTTTTCTACATTAGCTAGATATCTTATCATGTCATATAATTTATCTGTAGATAATGAACCAAATGTATCAACAATAGATAATTTAGAATTCCCATCTTCGTCCTTAGCATTAACCATATCAGTCCAAGCCTTACGTACTATAGGGTCTTTATTAGAGTCCTCTTCTAGATGTAGTTGTCTACCTAATTTGACTGATACTAGACCCTCTAGTGTATCTCTTATACCTTCTTCTAGATGTATGATGCCTTGATTGAAAGCTGTAGTGTCATTAAAGTGTAACTCTATTTGCTTCATCAGTGTAGTCTTACCTGCACCACTTGCTGCTGTAATGATCGTTAAATCACCTAAACGCATACCTCTCATGTTATTAGTTAGATTAGGTAAATAACTAGGGAAATCATAGTGTTCAGTCTTATCAACCTTATCTAGTAACTCTAGTAATTTATCACCACTTTTTATTTCTTCTGGTACATGAGCTTCTGCATTCCAAATAGCTTGTGAGAGTTCTTGCGACTTACCTGCTTTAAGCATTTCATTAGCATCTTTAAGAGGTAACTTAGCAATCTTAGCATAACCTGTCGGAAACATACTTTGTATTTCCCTAGCGGCTTGTTTACCAACATCATCATTATCCATTAAAATTATCAATTCTTTGAATTTAGATAAGTAATCATAGTTAGCCTTAACATCTCTTTTAGCACTTGCTGCCCCATTAGGTAAAGATACAACAGGATATTTATCCCCTTGTAATGTACTGACACTCATAGCGTCAATCTCACCCTCAGTTAGTACTACCTTGATCTTTTCACTTGGTGTCCAAATGTTTTGACCAAATAGTGTTGCTTCTTTAGCACTACCTGACCATGCAAATTTCTTATTTTTATCTCTATACTTTTCTGCTACGATATCACCATCATTGTTATAGTAGTAAGTTACATGCTTACCATTAGTGACACCATAAGTAAATTTCTCTAGTGTTGCTTTA